AAACAGTTTCAAAAAAAATGGCTTATGAATTGCAACAACCCAACAAATATCCATTAGTAGCCGAAGCAATTCACGACATGAAAAAAGAAATGCAAGAAAAATACTCTGTTAATATGGATAAACATTTATCCAGACTTGATGAACTTGGAAGAAAAGCCGAAGAAGAAAAACATTTTTCTGCTTCTATAAATGCTGAACAATTAAGAGGAAAGGTTGGGGGGTTATATGATCCAACGATTAGGCTTGAAAGTGCAATTGAAAATTTACCTCGAGAAGAATTAATAAAACAATTATCTGAATTACAGAAAAAAAATATTAATATTGTCGGTGAAGAAAATCTTATTGAGATTGAACCAAATAAAAAAGAAGAAGAGAAAGAGTAACCCAACATTTTTTAATTTTATAAGTCATTGACTAGTCAGATGTTAGAAAAAAACTTTATTAAATTAATTAGAAAAAATATAAACTTTTATTCCTTTTATAGAATTGAAACAACTACCTTAAATGGCTTTCCAGATTTGATTGGTGTTGGGTTAAATATGAATACTGTTTTTTTAGAAACTAAAATTGCAAAAGGGAATAAAATTAATCTTTCGCCCTTTCAAATCTCTACTAATTTAAAATTGTGGAATGAAAGCAGATCAAACTATATTATTGTTTATTCTTCGAAATATGCGAATAACCTTCCCCCAAACAATATATATTTGTATGAGGGAAGGTTATCTAAGGAATTAGCCATAAATGGCTTAAATGAACCACCAAAAGCGAATAATTGGGCTACTATATGTAGTTATTTCATGTCGGTTCATGGTTCACGAACCACGAAAAGCCCAGAAATTAGCCAATTATAAGTAACAATAATCTTAATTATCGTAACTTATCCCAAAAAAGCCCAGAAATTAGCCATGAATAACGAATAATGACTAGGTACTTAGGAAATATTAGAAAAATGGCGGTTTTCCGTTGATTATGATACCCTAAAATTTTAAACCCAACCTGGCAAAGCAGATTGTAATCGAGTTTTAAATATTCAGCCATGAATTTTTCATATGAAAACGATTTTTATAGGGTATACCCCTTTTTGTAGTGTAAAAGTGCTTAGGAGTCCCAATGGAAACCAGTAATAATAAATTTCAAAAGTATTCAGACGAAGAATTAAGGTTAATGTTGGCTATTGCTATGCATGATGACAATAATGCGGCTCAATGTAGTTACATGCACTTTGTTAAAAAAGTATGGCCAGAGTTTATTGATGGATATCATCATAATGTAATGGCGCAAAAGTTTGAGGAGATAGCTGCTGGAAAGTTAAAGCGACTAATTGTCAATATGCCTCCAAGGCACACTAAGTCAGAATTTGCTTCTTACCTGTTTCCCGCCTGGTTAATGGGTAAAAAACCTAAAACCAAAATAATTCAAGCAACCCACACAGCAGAACTGTCTTATCGTTTTGGTAGAAAAATGAGAAATTTAATGGATGATCAAGAATACAGAAAAATTTTTAAAGGTGTTCATTTACGAGCAGATTCAAAAGCTTCTGGTCGTTGGGAAACAAATCATGGAGGAGAATATTTTGGTGCTGGTATTGGTGGTGCTATTACAGGTCGTGGTGCAGATCTATTAATTATCGATGATCCTCATTCAGAGCAAAGTATTACAGAAACAAGTTTTGATAATGCATTTGAATGGTATGTTTCTGGACCAAGACAAAGACTTCAACCAGGCGGTGCAATTGTTGTTGTTATGACAAGGTGGTCTGAACGAGATCTAACTGGAAGACTAATGAAACAACAATCAGAAACAAAAGCAGATCAATGGGAGGTAATAGAGTTTCCTGCTATTTTACCAAGTGGCAAACCTATATGGCCAGAATATTGGAAAAAAGAAGAGTTAGAAAAAATACAAGCCAACTTACCTGTTATGTCTTGGGAAGCACAGTATCAACAAAAACCAACTTCAGAAGAAGGAGCTATTATAAAACGAGAATGGTGGAAAACATGGAAAAAAGATGAATTACCTGAATTAATACACATTATTCAAAGTTATGATACTGCATTTTCTAAAAAAGAAACGGCTGATTATAGTGCTATTAGTACTTGGGGAATTTTTAAAACAGAATTTAATCGAGAAAATATTTTGTTATTAGATTGTATAAAAGAAAGATGGGAGTTTCCAGAATTAAAAAAAATTGCTTTAGAACAATATAAATATTGGGAACCAGAAACCATTATTGTAGAAGCAAAAGCAAGTGGAATGCCATTAATACAAGAGCTGCGTCAAGTAGGAATTCCTGTTGTTGCCTATACTCCTTCACGTGGAAATGATAAATTAACA